GCGAGAAGCGCAAAAGAGAGATTACTACTCGATCATTATTGATTCTGAGAATGCATACAGCCCCAAGTTTGCTGTAACATTAGGCATTGACCCTGAGAAGTTGATCTACGCTGCACCTCCTACAGTAGAGGATTGCTTTGATACTATTGAAAAGCTTATCAAAGGGATACGTGAGGAAGATCCAGACACACCTATTGTTGTTTTCTACGACTCTCTTGCTGTCTCCCCTTCTAAAGCTGAGATGAGTGCTGAGGGTTATGAGGGTAACAACATGCAGGGTGCCACTCGTGCAAAGACTATTGGAGCATCCCTACGTAAGATTAACCCTATTCTTCGCCCTTTAAAGGTAGCTCTGATCCTGGTGAATCAAATCAGAACTAAGGTAGGCGTAATGTATGGCGACCCTAGGACATCCGCTGCTGGAGGCAATGCCCTTGATTACTATTTAGGGGTCAACCTTGAAACTGCCAAGACTGATATGATTGGTGACAAGGAAAGCCCTACTGGAATTAGGGGTAAGATTAAGAACAAGAAGAATAAGCTTATCGAGCCTTTCAAGACCTGTGAGTTTGAACTTATATTCAACCAGGGTCTTAACCCTTACTATGGACTTCTGCCTCACTTAGAGCGTGATGGTGTGGTCGAACGAGGTGGCTCTTGGTATACTGTTAAGTCTACTGGTAAGAAGTTCCAATCACCGTCACTTAAGGATCTTATTGAATCTAACGAAGAGGGTATGGATCCTATTATTAGCCTATTAAAGGCGGAGTAGTACATACTATTATACATTATGATAAGTCTAGAAGACCGATTGACCAGTTTGATTAACGAAACCCTTCGGAAGCAGCTTTCAAGTAGCAATGATGTTAATGCTCCATTCATTGATATCGAGGACTATAAGAAAAAGACTGGTAAAAGATTTAGAATGACAAAGGCTCAACGAGACTCTGGTCTAACAAGAGAGCAGGCTTTTCAAGAGTTTATGGAAAGGATGGTTGAAAAAGGGTGAGTTATCTAATAAAAAGAATAGGATTATCTATCTATGGAATTATATCAATAGTAGAATCTTTAGCTAATTTTATTATTTATATTACTCATATGGATTTCTTAATAAAGCCTGTAGATTGGGGAATGCCTTTCTATTTTTGGTTTACTAATAAATTTCTTAAGGGATCCTACTTAGCTAACTTAAAGGACAAGCATAATGGGCAGGACATTTAGAAGAGACAAAACAGGTGGCATTCGCCGCCCGAGACTAAATAATCATAGGGATCTCCCTGATTACCAAGAAGATCTTCTAGATGAAGAAGATTATGAAGACTTTGAAGAGGATTTACTAGATGGCAAATTACATTCTAAAAAACAAGATGTGGTCGGATCACAAGATGAACCGATTAGTAAAAGAAATTAAGGATAATGCGAACTCTGACCGTGAGGCTGCTGAAGCATTATTTGAAGACTGTAAGGGAGCCATGCAGGATCTCGCAGGTAATCGTGTAACCTTTGATGATAACGGCAATCCTAACGTGGATGCCTTTACTAAGGTTATTGCTGCATCTACCAACGCTCTTGGTCAGATGGGTATTGCAAACGAGAAACTTTTGAAGTTAGCCCAGACAATGCAGAAGTATCAACTTAAAGAAATGGATCTAGAAGGTAAAGGTGGTCCCGGCCAGCAAGAACACAAAGGATCCTTTTTTAGTAACCTAAACGCAATGCTCGGTAAGGACAAAGATGCCCAGAAAGAATAACAGCATTAAAGCTTTCTCCTCAGAACTTAACTCACTCATTCATGTTAAACGACTGACAGAACGTCAGTTTAAGCTCATATTTAACAGACTTACGAAGTTTATTAGGGCTTCCAAGTCTGGTGAGTTCGACTTTGTTAAATATGTAAGGATTGTTGTCGTTGACGCTGTCACTCCTGAAGAAAAAGGCACCTTCATCGCTAGGATGGAGGAGGCCGTTAAGGTTAAGGATGCAGTTAAGGATCCTCTACTGGAGTACAAGCTACTAGGTGCCTATTACAGCACCATCGTAGAGTATTACCCAGAGTTTAGGATTGAGTATGTATGCTACGAGATCAATGAATTACTCCCTGATTCAATTCTTCTAGAGAACCTTATCAAAGATTCGAAAGAGGATGAAGATTTTAAGAAGGCGTTAGAAAAGAAAACAACTAAACCAAAGGCTCCTCCCGCCAAGAAGCCCAAGGTTGGTCTCACTAATTTGAAAGAGATCAGTGAGTTAAGCAAATACTTGAAAAAGAATATTATCGGACAAGATGAAGCTATTAAAGCTGTTAGTGATGCCGTTAAGCTTAAAGCTGCTGATTTTAGCAAGCAAATGAACTTATTCTTTATAGGTAAGACAGGTAGAGGAAAAACTCAACTAGCTAGGAAATTAGGGGAGCGTTATTCATCAAACTTTTGGATCATTAACTGCGCTGAGTTTACTAACGGTCATGAGGTGAGTAGGCTTTTAGGGTCTCCTCCTGGTTACATTGGTCATTCCGAGAGTTCTTTGATAAAGGAAAAGTCTGATAAGTCTAATCGTTGGACAATTGTGTTTGACGAAATCGAGAAAGCTCATCCTAAGTTATACAATATTCTATTAAGTTTGTTGGATACGGGTACTCTAACCGATAACTCTGGTAATGAGGTTGACCTCACAGACTCGATCTTCATAATGACCTCTAATTGTGGTCTTAAAGACTTGAAGACGAAGACCCTGGGATTTGGATCAGAAAGCAGTGCTGAGGGCGATAAGGAGCAGATTATGAAATCTATTGAGACAACTTTCTCTCCTGAGTTTAGAGGTAGGATTGATGAGTTCGTATTTTTTAATGATCTCACTCCCGAAGATATTAAATACATCGCCAAGCTAGCTTTAACAAAGTACCCGGTTAAATCTAGCCCAGAGATCATAGAATATGTAATTAAGCATGGTTATTCTGAAGAATTTGGTGCCAGGGATATTCAAAGGGTAATTAAAAGGCTTGTAGGTCTTCCTCTTGCGGAGGAAATTCTATCTGATAGGCATCCTAACAATGGAAGCAGCAGGTATGATGCAGAAGTAGTTGAAGATAAATTAGAGATTATTAATACTGTCGGTCTTTCTTCACTATAATACTACATGCAACCAGAACAAACTGAACTTATCTCTTATCTTAAGAACGCTACGGATGAACTTAAGAGATTACAACGTCTATCTTCGCAGCGCAATAAGACTAAGAAGTTTAAAGCAATCACTTCTATGGCCTTAATTGCATGGAACAGGGCGAACGCTACGTATAACTACGCCAAATCGGGAGGTTATGAAGACCTTTCCGTTGTTATACAACAGCAGATGTTTGATCCCATCATCCAATGGTTGGAGTCTGAGATTGCGTGACCTTCCGGTCAAAGGTAAGTGTAGCTCCTGTGGTGATTATACAGAGCTACATGAATATAATAAATCAAAAACCTGTGCGGCTTGTCTTGGTATGGACCGTAGAGGAGTTACTAGACTAGAAATTTTAACAAGGAATGCAGGAAATAAAAGTGAACAGATACGAAGAACTAGGAAAAGGCGTTGGTAAGCTTGTCGCTGAAAAGCAAGAGGCTTATGGTGATTCTTTTGGAAAGTCCCACAAGATCCTAAAGGTACTATACCCAGAAGGTATTAAGCCAGAGCAATACATGGATGTCCTAACTGTTTGTAGAGTTGTTGATAAGCTGTTCCGGCTTGCGACTGACCCTACCTATGGAGATGAGTCACCTTGGCGGGACATCTGTGGGTATAGCCTACTGAGTATGGGTAAAGATGCTAGAGAGGCTAATCGAGATAAAGATCGACTAGATGGATAAATCATTGAAAACGAGCACCTTACCGCTATAATGCATAACATGACAGAATTGACTAATGAACAATGGGCTACCTATGAGGAGCGTTATGGTCGTTTGATGCACACAATCTCAATGAAGATCTCTGGGGACACAGCCCTAGCAACTCATGAAGATAACTATGCTGATCTTTGTATAGCTGCTCTGGAGTCTATCCAAGGCTTTGAGAAGAAGACGGGCTTGAGCTTTGATGAGGCTATCGATAATAAATTGTTCGATCAATATACCAAGACAGTTCTTTGGAATCGTAAAGCAAAGAAGGGAGTCTCCCTAACAAAGAGAATGCCCTTTCGAAACAGCCATGTATCCTTAGATATCGATCACGATAACCATCTTGGTGGTTTACCTAATCTACATGATCGTATTGAAGATCCTAGGGCTGCATACGATACATCCGCAGTTGATCTGGAGGACTTTACGAAAGCACAATCTGAGAATGTGCAGAAGGTTATGAACGCCATTCTAAAGAACCCTGCTTTACTATCTAGAGATGGTTCCATCAATCACT